GTTCTCTTCTGTTTATTTAACAGTCTTTCGTAATCCTCCCAACTCCATGTATCAGGTTCTTTCGTTTTAGACATCCTCCTCCTCCATAAAAGGGTTGTCAACCTGAGACATTCTACCTGTGTCCTTATTGTAATGCAGGTAACAGGCAATACCAGTGTCTCCTGAGTATCTATTCTTGAGTATACGAATGGTAGTGGTGTTAGCCTGACGATCATCCTCTGCTTGTTGGTTTCTTTCCAAGGCTATGACACTATCAGATAGATGGGCTATGCTGGCTGACCCTCTCAAGTGCGACAGGCTGACCTCCCTGCCGTCCTCATGGCCTCTGTCACCTGCTGGCCTACGAAGGTGCGAGACAAGCAAGAGGGCTATCCCTGTCTCCTCTACAAGGGATCTGAGCTTGGTCATTAGGACATCAATGGACTTCCTCTCATCTCCAAACTCTTCGTTACCCGATACCAGAATAGACAGATGATCCAGAAATATCCACTTACAGTCCCTCGCCTTTGCCATGTACCTTACCCTGTCAAGAATTTCATCGTTGGATATAGAACCAAAGTGATCGAATGCATAGAACCTCTTGCTATCAATGGTCTTCTTCTGCCACTCCCTGAGTTGTTCACGGGTATACTGATCTCTAATCTCCTTAATATATAGTCTGGCATCTGCCTCTACTGACATAAGATTAAAGGCTGTATGCTTTACATTCTCTTCCATACAGAGAACACCTATGTTATCCAGAGTGTTTATCATGATATGGTGCATGAGTTCCCTGATAATACTGGACTTACCCATGCCAGCCCCACTGGTAAACGTGACCAGTTCTCCTGTCCTCATACCATAGGTCTTTTCATTCATCTTCGACCAAGGATAGAGACATGTTTCAGAATAGGTTTCCTCGTACAGGGAATCTCCAAGGTCTGCAAGATTTATAATACCTGCTGGTGTATATGGCTTTGAGTTCCACCATGCCTGAGTAAAGCTTTCACGCTGACCCTTCACTAGATACTCGTTGGCATCCTTGTACTCAAGGTTCATAATCTTGCACTTGTTAGGTTCAAATAACTGGGCTACCTTCTGTGCTGCTTCCTTGCCGGGAGCATCGTTATCAAAACAGAGGACTACGATCTCAAACTTGTTCAGGTAGTTAAAGGCTTGCTTGCAATTCGCTATGGCAGAGGCTGCTCCATTCTTGATGGAGACAACAGGCCACTTGCTGCCCATAAGTTCATAGGCAGACATGGCATCCACTTCACCTTCACAGACTGTGATATATTTACCAGCCTGATTAAATATATTCTGTCCAAACAGACCAGCCCTAGAAATATTACCCTCTGACCAGAACTTTTTACTTGACGTGTTTCTTACTTTATTTGCTATGTGATTATTATCTTCATCAAAGTATTTATATATGTGATGGGTTATGGTATCCCCTGAAAGCTGGATCATGGTGTTATACCTATGGGCAGTTGCCCTGCTGATCTTTCGATCAAGGATAGGGGCAACCTGTCCTGAAGATTTTAAAAGAGGAGTTACTTCTGTATTCATTGGAATTACCTCTGCTGTACCATTTGAAAATCTTGTCTCACAACTATAGCAATAGGAGTGACCGTCATCATAGGAATGATGGGCATCACTAGACGCACAACTTGGACATGGACCTTTTCTGTTAGTCATCGCTTTCTCCTTTACTTAATTGTCATCCTGTAGAGTACGTAAATACTACCTCTACAGGATGACAATTAATTTTTGCGGGAAGATGGTTCCTTAACCACCTCATATAAAAGATCGGCAGAATATCCTAGATGTCTGCACAGGTTGTACCTGTACTCCACCTCTGTATCGGCTTCTCTTTTACTATTAAAGTAATCAATAGTAATATTACCAGAATCCTTTTTAAGAATAACTTTCCATCTAGACATCTGAAAAAGATTCCTTCCATAAAGTTTTTACAAAGTCTTCCTTATCTTCCATTACCTCATCCAGTTCCTGTTTAGCCAGAGATCTGGCTTCTCTGGTACTGTACCCTTCATTTATATATTGTTTGACCAGATGTCTGAACACATTATTACGTTCTCTTTGCCATAAATTTTTTGTCATTGTTCTACCCAAGCTTGGTTTGATTTCTTTTGTTTTAATTCTGCCAGTTCTTCACGTAATTTTCTTATAGCATCTTCCCTCTCTTCCAGTTGCTGTTTAAGGATCTCTATGTTTTTGTGAAGTACATCGTTAGTAGTTTGCATAGTATACTCCTGTTACTCCCTCATGTCAATGTAGAACAGATGGGTTCCCAGTTGTCCCAATGCCTTGAAGCGAGGGTCTGATGCCCAGAAGGGAGTGACATAGCTGGCATGATAGTGGGTTGCTCCCACTGTTTGCCTTACCTGCACTCCCTTCAGTGCCATTTCCACCACATTAATAACTTTAATTAATCCTTTTATGTCGGTAAATCTTTCTTCTTTACCATCACAAAAGTAACTGAACTGGCATTTGTCCCTGATAGGATTGCCCTTCCAGTATCTTCCCTGATGTACAACCTTACAAATAGTATCAGGAAAATTACTGCTTTCTTTTCTGGTAAGAATTACATTAGCAACGGCCAGCATGGGGATCAAGTCCTCTGATCTGGCCTCATGATAGACTGCTTCAACCAGACAATTAAACTCGTCAGCTTTAGCTGGACTTGTCCATGTTAGAAGTGTTAATAAAATTACCAGAAATAATTTCATTACTGTAGTCTTACAATATGTATATCAGAATTGAACCAGAGATCCTTTCCCAATCCCAGTTTTACCAAAAACTCTGAAGCTTCTGTCTTGGTATTAAATCTTTGGATAGCATTCCCTTCGTCATCAGGAAGAATATCCATAGATCTTAAATCTTTTGGATCATCTACATGAACTATAATATAAGACATAGATTCCTCCTATAGTAATAATAAAAGTGCAAGAATTAAATCCATTATATTCCTCCTGTGTTCTCTCTCTGTATGTCAGAGTGGTTTAACTCAGTCCAGTATATCTCCAGAGCTTCTGTCTCCTGATGGGCTGTGAACATATGCATCTCCCCTGCTGGTACAATAGACATGTCTCCAGCAAAGAGATGGGTACTGTCACATAGACCATAGTCTTTCCACCTCTTGATCTCTAGCTCACCAGAGATAACATAGAAAGCATTGATCTTGGACTGATGCTTATGTTGTGAACAGTACCCTCCCAGATCTACCTTGATACGGTGGATCTCTATGGCTGGTGATTGCAATAGAGGTTCTGTACTACCCCAGACCTTGCCTTCAATGGTAGTCATTTACTTCTCCTTTTCTTCCATTCCTTCAATTGATTTGGATTTTTTATTATTCCCTTCCTGTACATCCATTCATCTAACTGATCTTTTTTATTTAGATCCATAAAAAAGTTTCCCATTTCAATATTAAATCTATGACTCATATCTTTTCCGTATTGTACTAATTCTTCATTAGTGAGATGTTGAGTGTTTGTTGGCAGCTTTTTTTTAATCATCTTATTTTCCCTTCAATTTAAAGAGGATCATTTTCTCTCCATCCAGTGATGGAAATTCAAACAACTGTTCAGCATTTCGATCAATGGGAGTTGCACCTACATATTTCCATGTTGCTCCCTTTGCTGACTGTTCCTGTACCTTTTCAAAAAAGGTTTTGTTATCCAAGGCAAACCAGAGGGTAGAGACTATTGTAAAAATGGCAATCATTATACTTCCTTTCAATGACCAAGTTGTGTGTTTCGGTTAACGGCATCTTCTCTGGTCAGGCAATCATATTCCTTGATCCCCTTCAGAAGATTACCAAACTGTCTTCCCAAAGATAGGGAGATGTTGCTTTTATTTTTATTTAAATAAGATAAGCATACCTCCCTGTTATCAAAAGGGACAGTATGTTGAACCCATCCCAGTGGAGGTTGCAGGTTCAACACTATAAGCATAGTTACAAAGTACATCATGCTGCCAACGCCTCCCATTCTGAAGAAGCCAGCATCTTCCTGACCTTATCTTCTCTGCTAACCTTTACATTATGCGGAGAGCTTCCACGTCTGCTATCAGGGTGCGAAGACCACCAGGTAGCAGCATTGTAGGCAGTCCAGAGGGTTCCTGTATCCCTTCTTGCATAGCCTTCGTAACGTCCACTTCCATGTATGTGACGGTTCTCTTCATCAAAGGTCTTCATAAGGTTGGACAGCATTACCTTATTGGCTACCTTTTTTCTGCTGACATTATCAGTACGCTGGGCGAGTGTCTTGGTAAAGAGATCAATAGCCTGGTATCTTTTAACCGGAGTACTGTACCACTTTTTCATTTGATCCAGCCCATCTCCTGCTATAAACTCACCTGCTACCCGTATCTTTTTACCAAAACCAGAGACATTAAAGTTCTTGGTATGTCGGCCATACACATAGGCCAGCTTGTGACCAGACACCAAGGTATTATAGCAGAAGGATCTCCAAAGGCCCATCATTCCGTTGTTGGCCCATGTCCGGTTATGAGAAGTTCTGAATACAAATTCAGGTATAATACTATCCTTTCCTTCTCGCATGGTCATTTCATGAGCAGGAAACTTGGCCCTTAACTCCAGCTTGGCTCCTCGATCATAAACATTAGTAGTAAACTGTGTATCTGCCATGTCTATACCGGACCAGAGTAAGGCTTCCTCAACATGGGACACAATTTCCATGTACTGGATAGGCTCGTACTCATCAGAGACTATACCTATAGGTTCCTTGGTATCTGTACGCCTTAGACCTACCCCAATATTTGAGGGTACTGTGTCTGACTTAATGTCAGGTATTCCAAGTCCTATTCCTTCAGACCATTGATTAATAAGCGGAAACTTTTCTACTTTAAAATCTATTCGACTATGATCGAACATCATTGTTCTCCTTAAGTTAATATTAAGATATAATATTATATTATATATATAATACTACAATACCTAAACATTGTCAAGAAATTGTTCATACCCTCTTGTCACAGAGCCATGCTCAGTTTCAATCCATTGGTTAAGTTCGGTTACATCCAGATCTTCTTCTGGATCACACATGCCAACGTACTCTTCTACCATTGGCATACACCATGCATCTCCTCCTGAGTCCAGGAATTGATGCACCTCTTCAGTGTTTCTGAATTTGATATGCATGTCTAAGTCTCCTTGTGCTTAACGCTTTTGTTGTTCAGGGAAGTAACCAGTTTTTTATCACTGAACAAGGTGATGTCTTCTGTAACACCATCAGCACAGTGTACTGAAATCTGAGTGCTTTCACCTAGATTAGAGTTTAAAGTTCTGGTAGATACTTCAATACTTTCCACACGATGGATGTTAATACTAGTCATCTTGTATCTCCTTCTTGTGTTTAAGTTTACGAGTATAGCTGCCCTTTCCTTTTCTGGCAACCACTATTTTGTGGCTTAAAGCCCGGAGCCACTTCCAGTGAGGATCACGTTTTTTCACGGTTCATCTCTTCAATAATAAGCTTATTCATCAACAAGACTACCTGTTTCATCAAGTAACCTATCTGATAGTGAGGGTCTTGCGAGGGTAATTTATCTAGCTCTGCCTGTAATTCTTCCAGAGTCATTTAAGTTCTCCTTCCATATCTTCGATCAAGGACAAGAGTTCCCTTACATCTGCACGATATAGGGACCAGTAAATATCCTTGTCAAGCTCTTTATGGTGCGCCCAGTTGTCAGCATTCTTTAAATTTTCATAGGCTATGGCCTTTACTTGATCTATTCTTTCCCTTGTTCTTAACATTACTTGTCCTCTCTTAATTCTATAGTTACATACAACTCTTCTGGATACGGCTCGTGTCTACAACCAGGTTCCTTACCTAGATCATCACAAATCCATCGCCATACAGATGGTTTCATGTCTGATTCGTACAGAACAAATGAGCTTCCCATATCAATCTCCTAAGTTTTTAAATATGTGGGCGATAACGTCCACGGTCCATCCATTACCCAGCATTTTATATCGTTGGGTATTGGATACATGAGCAGTGTACCCCTCCGGTACTGTCTGCAATCTCTCGCATTCCAGCGGCGTGAGCTTACGCCATTCTAAATAATCCTTATTTGAAAAAACTAATTGTCTCCTACTCTTTTCAAAATAAGATTTGAGATTACCGCCCTTGAAATAGTTGGCATCCAGGCAGTGAGCTTTACCCCTGTCCACCAATCCATCCTCGATTATATCCTTGAGCAGGATACCCCTGTCTTCTGGCATCGTGAATGGGATGTTTGTCCAGTACAATCTCTTCCTATTCTGCGCTGATACAAGACTGCTGTTAATCATGACAGGCTGAACACCCAGATACCTGCTGATAATATCTTTGCTTTCCTCCTTCATGCGTACATTTTCAAGGAGAAACCATTTAGGTTTTGTTTTATCCATGAGCCTGACAAATTCAAAGAATAATCTGGAGCGGGGATCTTCAAAGTTAAGGTGCTTGCCAGCAAAGCTGAAGCCCTGACATGGGCTACCCCCTATTAACAGATCAATGGCCGGGCCTGTCCATGTCAGCCCTGTTACATCTCCTAGCTGGATGATGTCTGGATAGTTGGCATTGCCTACCTTGATAGAATACTTATCTATCTCTGATGCATAGTATTTATCTATATTAATACCCGCTTTTTCCAAGGCTATTCGACCACAGGACATACCATCAAAGAGACTAAGAACATTTGACCCAAGTAGACAATCCTTCATGGTTTATCCTTTCCTTGTCCAGAAGTTTCTCTAGCTTATGAATTCTTTCCATAAGCTGCTTGTTTCGGTTGTAGGTAGTCTGCAACTGTTCTTGCAGATCCCTTATATTTTTCCTTAAAATATCCTCAACTGTCATAGCTTATTAAGCTCCTCTTTTAATTCCTCAAGCGAAACTATACTTTCCTCGCACAAGTATTGAATTGTTTTTACTTTATCAATACTTGCATTTACTTTATCTTTTACTTGTGGGATTTTGCCCATTACATGGGCATCATCCAGCTTCTCATATTCTTTTCTGGAATATTTCATTATGCTATCCTTTCAATCTTGAGAGCGTCAGGACGCTCTTCCAGTAATGCAGCGGTGTCTTCATATAACTCTGATAGTTCTACAAAGGAAGTCCTTCCTATTCCTGCACAAGCACAGCACTCATGCTCTACGGAATAGGGATCAGCCGTCATGGCATAAGAACCTGCACCATCACAATTGGGACACGTTATTGTTACACGATAGTCTCCTTTCTTTTCTTTTTTCTCTATGTCCCACTGCCATGATGGAACGACTCCTAAATTATAATGCATGATAAACTCCTGAAAATAGTACTATGTAAGCACTGATTAAACACATACCGATAAACAAAATTACTAATTGCTTTATCATTCACCTTCCTCCATCTCTTTCTCAGCCAAGACCATAGCTTCAAGTTCAGCCTGGTCAACATCCTTGAATCTCTTGAGTTGTTGCTCAAGGTGTTTATCGAAAATGGTTTCCCATATCGAATCATTATGTCTATTACTCATAGGCATCTCCATTTGTTTAATTAGCTCAGTGTAGTTACGTAAACTTAAACTACACTGAGTGTTTTTGATCCAGTGCCGTGTATATTTCATACCCATTTTCAGTGAGATCTTCAATCGTTCTTAGTAGTGGACTAGGCTTAAAATATTTCTGCATCTTGCACAATCTTGCATATTCTTTGGACCATTGTCCACTGTGCCAATCACAGAAATATAAATAATAGGCTTCGCAAATATCAAACCTGTCAAAATATGGCATTATCTAAACCTTTCAATCTAATTACGTTCAAGTATAACATATTTTTAATGCTTTGGATAGGATACATTTTCAATTTCCCTATTCCAGCATGCCCTACAAGGGCCACAAGAATTACCTCTAGTCCTTGCCTTGCATTCAAATCCCAACGGATCACTATTCCTGTGAACGGTACTGGTATTTCGGAAAGCTTTACCAGGCTTACCGTCTATCATGGGAGCCGATACCCTGACCACCAGATTATCCGGTTCAGTATTCTCCTTGAGATATTGGGTATAGATCCCATACTCCTTGGTTGGTAACCAGTGTTTCACCAAGGGTGTTTGCCTAGCTACTTCTGCTATAGCCAAGAGCATACCTAGAGACTGCAAGTCTCCACTATCAAACCATCTATGCTCCTCTACCTTGGCCCTGAATATCTGAAATACCATAGCCTTGATCCACATTTGTTTACCGAGATTACCAAAATTGTCCCATCGCTTCCACTTAAACAAGTTCTTTTTATATCCCTTGTCTACACTTGGCCGCAATTTCTGGAGTCGGATCATGTTGCACTGATTACATATAGAGCCTTCTACCTTTGCAAGTTTTGATCCCGTTATACAGGCAAAGGCATCCACGGCATAGGTAGTTCCCGGCATCTTGGTATTGCCCAGGCTTATCTTGCCGAATTCATGTGCTTCTTTAACTAACATTTACTTTCCTTTCAGTTGACACTCCCTACCAATACCATATCAGCAGGGAGTTTGTCAACATTCATCTACTTACTATTTTTGCAACGAATACGCCATACCCTAATGCCGCCCGTTACTTTTCTATAGG